TTTATAGTGGAATCACTGCTGGTGGCAGTGGTGCAGGCACTATTGGAATCACAAGTAGAGGTATTGATGGAACTCTGGTTAGGACTCACTCCATTGGAGATAGAGTATATCCATATGAGTTAAATGGCATTTCACTTACCAGAATCAATACAGAGCACAATATGCCTTCAGATTCGACTCTGAAAGCTGCTAGAGACTCTGATAGATATCATTTACAAATCAGCAGAGGCTCCAGAACATCTGGAGATAATCAGTTAAGTTTCACTGACGAAAACTCTGTTGGTGGTGATAATGCTTCTGGCACAAGAAACATTCAGTTTAACACCATACTTCCACAGTTTAACGTTATTACCCCTGGTCAAAATACAACTATTTCTGCCCAGGTCAGAACAGTTTCTGGTACTAGTGCTGACGGGTCAGAAGTCTCCTTCATCGATCAAGGATTTGAGTCTGTTGAAATCAATCAAGAAAATGACCTTTCAAGCACAAGATTGGTCGCTTCTGAGGAGAATGAAAATGAAAGACTAACAACTCTTCCAAAGGGTAAGTCATTCACAGTTGGATTGACCTTAAACTCATTAGATTCTAACTTGTCACCTGTCATTGATACTCAGAATGCTGCTGTTATTTTTGGAAGAAACAGACTTAACTCGCCCGTTTCTGACTATGTAACTGATGGAAGTGTAAATCTTGTTGAAGGTGACCCACATAACTCTATCTACGTCAGTAGAAGAGTATCATTGGAGCAACCAGCAACTTCACTGAAAGTTATTATTGGTGCTTACAGACATTCATCCGCAGACTTCAGAGTTCTTTATCAGTTATTCAGAGCAGATTCTACAGATGTTGAGCAAACATTTGAATTATTCCCTGGATATGATAATATGAGAGATACTGATAGTGATGGTTATGGCGATACTGTTATTGATACAAATCTGAATAGCGGTAGAGCAGACTCCTTTATTACATCCAGCAAGGATGGTGAATATTTTGAGTATCAGTTCAGTGCAGACCAGCTTGAGCAGTTTGTTGGATTCAGAATCAAAGTTGTTATGAGTGGCACTAACGAAGCGAAAGCACCTAGATTCAGAGATTTGAGAGTTATTGCACTTGCTTGATATGAAAAGAGTTGAAGGACACAAGCACCTGTTTCGTGAAGACTCAGGTGCCATTGTCAATACCGATACTAATGGTTACAATCAGTATGTTAAACTAAGGTCTGAAAGAAAAAAGCAAAGAGAAGAAATAGATGGGTTAAAACAGGATATTAGTGAAATCAAATCCCTACTTATGGAGATCATCAATGGACCCAGACAAAATTCAACTAGAGTCGATGAATAAAATGTTTGAGTATGAAAAATACTCAAGACTTATTGATGAATTAGATGTTGAAGAATTAAAAAACTTTGCAAAATCTTATTTCAAACTTTACTTGAAGCAACAAGAGGTTATCAAAAACTTTGCCATCTCTGGTTTAGCATAAATACTTCAAAAGACCATCCTTCACCATGGCAGTTTACGTCAGTAATATTGTTATTAATACGAGCACGACATTTTCTCAGTCGTTTAGTCTAGAGAATGTTAATACAAATGCTCCATTGGACTTGGCAGGTTATACTGCTAGATCTGAAATGAGAAAACATTCTGGCAGTACCACTGGAATAACAACCTTTACTGTCAGTTTTCCTGATAGAACTAATGGTCAAGTGCAGATTGGATTAACTACTACACAGACTGCAGCACTCAAACCTGGACGTTACATCTATGATTTACTTATTGATGATGGTAACGGAACTATAGATAGAGTGGTTGAAGGTATGGCACTAGTAAGTCAAGGAGCAACTCGCTAATGGCAAACATTAGAGTAAGAGTAGGTCAAAGACAAGGACAAAAAGTAATCGCATCAAATAAAGCTGCACCTAACTCAATATCATCGGCAACTGATGTTGATATTACAGGTAGAGCAAACCGCACTCTTTTAATGTATGATAGCCTTACTGGCACCTATAAGCATGTAGATACTGCCCAAATAGTTGATTTAGCTGATGGTGTAGACGATGAATCATTTGATGCAGGCACTTTTTAATATTAAGACTCAAATCAACTAAATAAGTATAAAAGGAAAAGTAGTTAGAAATGGCGACTCCTGTATTACAGTTTAAAAGAGGTGCCTTTAGTAATCTGCCAGCGTTGAAAGCAGGTGAGCCTGGTTTTACCACTGACAAGTATGATTTTTATATTGGATTAGATAATACATTAGGTAACAACAAGTTTTTTGGTTCTACCAGATACTGGTTGAGAGAAACTACTACGACGGGTAGTGGTCTTAACCTGGTTGAAGGTACAAACAATGGAACCGATTACATTACAATACAATCTCCAGGAAGTTTATCTGGAATTGTAACCTACACTCTTCCTGGTGCTAATGGTGCTTCTGGCACCTTCTTGAGAGAGGATGGGTCCGGAGGACTAAGTTGGTCGTCCAGTTTCTTCAGTTTGACAAATACCACCTTAACTGGTATTACAACAATAACTGGTCTTCTTGACGTTGATGCTGAGTCAGATTTTTCTGGCATTACTACATTCAGTAATACTACAAACAACACATTAGGTAACGAAAATACTGGTGCTGTCCAGTTTGATGGTGGTGTAGGTATTGCCAAAAATCTCACCGTAAAAGAAAACTTACACGTTGGTGGTTTCTCTGAGTTTGTCGGAGTAGCGACATTCCGTGGCGGCACAATCAACCTCGGTGACGCAAACACTGATGATATTAATGTTGCTGGTGAGTTTATCTCAAATCTCGTACCAAACGATGATGACACCTACAACATTGGTGTTAATGGTAAGAGATGGAAAAATGCTCACTTTGCAGGCATCGGCACTTTTGCAACTGGCGCTGTTGTTGATGCATTACAACTTGGAATAAATGGCGCTGCAGAAATTGATACATCTGCAGGTAACCTCACTCTTGATTCTGCTGGCGGCACAGTCACAGTTGATGATAACTTAAACGTTACAACAGGACATACATTATCTCAAGCAGACTTAACACAGTTTGACGTTCTTGTTGCTGGTGCTTCTGGTGCTGTCAATGATAGTGGCGGAAACTTAACTTTCAATAGCAACGTCCTAACAGTCACTAATACTATTGATGTTACAAACGTCGAAGTAACAAACGTTAAGGCAAAAGACGGCACTGCTGCAATCACAATCACCAACTCTTCAGGCGATGTTGGTATTTCCAGCAACCTGACAGTCAGTGGAAATCTGACTATTCTTGGAAGTCAAACAGAAGTTAATACAGAAACTCTTCTTGTTGAAGATAGTCTGATTGAAGTTGGTCTTGTCAATAGTGGTGGTAGTCTTGTCCCACCAACGTCTGATGCAAATATTGATGTTGGTATTGTATTCCACTATTTCGACGCTTCTGCTAAAAAGGCTGCTGTTTATTGGGATGATTCTGTATCAAGAATTGCCGTTGCAGATGTAGTTTCAGAGTCCTCCAGTGTTTTAACAGCAACTACATATGCAGGATTTGAAATCGGGTCTCTTTGGGTCAATGATTGTGCTGGACAATCGCAGGTTATTTCTTGCACAGGGTCTGAAAGATTCTTAGAAAATATCACCATCGATGGTGGTACATTCTAATACCTTAAATAAAAATTATAAATATGGGTAGGAGCAATCCTACCTTTTTTTGTATCAGTATGTCTGAAGTAGAATATAAAGCTTTGATTGGTATATACCAACAAAAAGCATATGAGTTATTTTCTCAGGTTATTGCATTAGAAGCAAGACAATCGATTTTAAACAAAACGATTGAAGAGTTGAATATCGAAGTCAACAACTTAAACACTGAGGTTAATACTTTAAACGCAAAAAATACTCGTAAAACATCAAAATCGGATATTTCTTCTGAGGAATTCTAATGGCACAACCATCAACACGCCAAGGTCTGATTGATTATTGTCTTAGGCGTCTAGGTGCTCCAGTATTGGAAATTAATGTAGACGACGACCAGATTGATGATTTGGTTGATGATGCTCTTCAGTATTTCCAAGAAAGACACTATGATGGTGTCGAAAGGATGTATTTGAAATATCAGATAACACAGGATGATATTGATAGAGGAAGTGCAACCAACCAAAGTGGAAGTTCCAATACTGTTGGCATTGTAACTACAACAGGGACTTCTACAAATATTCCTGGTTTGGGGACTATTACGTCCAACTTCTACGAAACTTCAAACTTTATTCAAGTACCAGATTCTGTTATTGGTATTGAAAAGATTTTCAAGTTTGATACTAGCTCAATATCGGGCGGAATGTTTAGTATCAAATATCAGTTATTCTTGAATGATTTATATTACTTCAACTCGGTAGAACTTCTTCAGTATGCAATGACAAAGACATACTTGGAAGATATCGACCATCTCTTGACTACAGATAAGCAAGTCAGATTCAATAAGAGACAAGATAGATTGTATCTTGATATTGACTGGAAAGCACAAACTGTTGGGTCTTACATGATTATCGATTGCTATAGAGCATTAGATCCAGCATCATTTACACAAATATATAATGACAGTTTCTTGAAAAAATATTTGACTGCTCTGATTAAAAGACAGTGGGGTCAGAATCTTATCAAGTTTAATGGTGTAAAACTTCCAGGTGGTATTGAGTTAAATGGAAGACAAATCTTTGACGATGCTGAGAGAGAACTATCAGATATTCAATCAAGAATGTCCATGGATTATGAACTTCCTCCTTTCGACTTTATTGGATAATGGCACTTAATCCCTTTTTTCTACAAGGCTCTTCATCAGAGCAGAGATTAGTACAGGAGTTGATTAATGAGCAACTCAAGATTTATGGTGTAGAAGTAACTTACATTCCAAGAAAGTTTGTAAGAAAGCAAACGATTATTGAAGAGATTCAGTCATCAACTTTTGATGACAACTTCTTACTGGAAGCATACATTAATAACTTTGATGGTTATGGTGGTGCTGGCGACATCATGACAAAGTTTGGTGTCAGCATCAGAGATGAGTTATCTTTAACTATTTCCAAAGAAAGATTTGAAGACTTTATTGCAGTTTTTCTTGAGGATATGGATGATGATGAAATCGAAGTTTCTACAAGACCAAGAGAGGGAGATTTAATTTACTTCCCACTTGGACAAAGAATATTTGAAGTTAAGTTTGTAGAGCATGAAAATCCTTTCTATCAGTTAGGAAAAAATTACGTTTACGAACTGAAGTGTGAACTCTTTGAATATGAGGATGAGGTTATTGATACTACTGTTGATGAAATCAGTGATGTAATGGAAACCACTGGTTATATAAAAAATCTGACATTGGTTGCTGCTGGCACAACATCTTCTGCAACTTCTGGTATTGGTACTGGATATATTAGACAAATATTCCTGAATAATGATGGGTCAGGATATACCAGCGCACCAACAGTTGTATTTTCTTCTCCACCAGTAGGATTTACAACGGCAACTGCAGTAGCAATAACCACTACTAGAAATAGAATAACATCTATTGAAGAGATTCTAGTTACCAATGCTGGATCTGGATATACAGTTGCACCTACCATCACATTTAGTGGAGGTGGAGGCGCAGGTGCAGCAGCAACTTGCTCTATAGCACCAACACCAACAACAAAGGGTGTTGTTTCCATTACAGTTATAAATGGTGGAGTTGGTTATTCAACTGCACCAATCATTACACTTTCTGCACCAACTTTATCACCCGGAAGCACAGCAACTGCTAAAGCTATTGTTTCTGCTGCAGGTACAATATCTCAGATTTTCATTACGGATCCAGGATTTGGATATGATGGTCCACCAACTGTTACTGTTGGCGCAGCTGCTACAGTTGGAGTTGGCACCTTCTGGCGCAATGAAGTTGTTACTGGAAGTAGATCTGGCACAACGGCAAGAGTCAAGAGATGGGATAGATCTACAACTACTCTTGAAATCAGTAATATCGATGGCAGTTTTACTCCAGGAGAAACCGTCACTGGACAAAAATCAGGCGCTTCTTATGAAATCAGAAAAACTGATGAGAATACTGAGCATGATAAATACAAGCAAAATGAAGAAATTGAAGAAGAAGCGGACCTTATTCTAGATTTTACACAATCAAATCCATTTGGTAACTATTAATGTTAGGTACATATTACTATCACGAAATTATTAGAAAAACTATTATAGGGTTTGGAACTCTGTTTAATGATATAAACATTAAACATAAGAATAGTTCTGACGCTGTTATTAGTGAGATGAAGGTGCCACTGGCATATGGACCTACTCAGAAGTTTTTAGCAAAACTTGAGCAGCAGGCAGATTTAAACAAACCTGTGCAGATTACATTACCTAGAATG